ACGAAAACAAGAACTCTCATGAACTCCACGCGATTACCGTTGAGTCAAAAGAGGAGTATGACAACTGGATTGACTACGCCTTTGGGTGGATGAGAAAGGTTCGTGCTCAATGGGAAACTGGAGAAATCTCAAAGAAGACGTATAGATCTAACTCCAAGGTATGCAAGGGGTGTCCCGTAAGAGATGCTTGTGCCGCTGCCCCTGTAGGAACCCTCAAGATCGAACCACTGGAGTATCTTGCATGAAAAGTTGCGACTGGTGTTCTACTGAATTCCAGCCAAAAGTAAGCTACCAAATTTACTGCACTGTAGAGTGCAGGGAGCTTGCAACTAGAAAAAAGATATACGACAGGTATAGGAGTAATGGGGCAAAGAAAAGATCTAAAAAGAGAATCAAGTGTGCGGGAGAGTGCGGAACCGTGATATCCATGTACAACGAAAGTTTGTTTTGCAGCGTATGCAACGTAAACAAAAAGAAGGTTGACAAAATGATAGAAGACCTTAAGGGGCTTTTCGATTATGAAAAAGAGTAACGCTCCAGTTTCCTTTTGTTCTGTTGATGCTAGCACAATGAGCATAGCCTTTGCTTTTTTTGTTGAGTCAAACCTACATAGTTATGGAAAGGTAATGTTTTCTGGTTCTGGAATATATGAAAAAATTGCAGACACGGCCAAAAAAACACAGTCAATATTTAAGGCCATGCCCACAGAGTGTATGGTGATTGAGAAGACTATCTTTGCAAACAGTCCTATGGTTGCAGCAAACCTGGCCCTAAGTCAGGGGGCTCTGATTGCAGGTGCTACCATGTCCGGGGTAAAAGAGGTTCACTCCGTAGCACCGATATCATGGCAATCTTACATAGGAAACCCTTTGATAAAAAAGGAAGAAAAAGAAAAAATAAAAAGCATCAATCCAGGAATGTCTGCTGCGTGGTATAAAGCAAAAGAAAGAAGCATCAGAAAAGAAAGAACTATAGACATAGTTAGCTTTAAATATAACGTAAACATAACGGACAATGATGTGGCAGATGCTGTGGGCATTGGGATGTTTGCTATTGATAATTGGGACAAGGTGATAAAGCCATGAGAAGCATAGGCCTACATCTATCAGAAGCTTTTCTAAGAAAAAGATACGTTATGGATAAGAAAACTCCTGAAGACATTGCCAAAGAGTGTGAAGTGAGCGTACAATTAATATACCGTCAACTAAAAAAGTTTAAGCTAAAGAGGTAATGAAAAGATGAGCGATCCAGTAAACCACCCAAAACATTACACCTCTCATCCTAGCGGAATAGAGACAATACAAATTACAGAGCATATGAATTTTTGCTTGGGGAATGTAATAAAATATGTATTGAGGGCAGATCAAAAGGGTAACAGGCTGCAAGATCTCAAAAAAGCAGAATGGTATCTCAAGAGAGAGATAGCCCGCGAAGAAGCAGAAAAAGATGACGAAGGATAATCTAAAGAATTGTTCCCAGCCTTACTCTTTTGATAATGAAAAAAACAAAAAAGAAAAACCACAAAAAAGAATTGCTTCCAAAAAAAGAGAAGTACAGGAAATTCTTGGAAAGATAAAAGAAAAAAGCGGATGCATCGACTGCAATAAAAAATATCCATTTTACGTTCTTGATTTTGATCACGCTCGCGGGACAAAGGTATCAAACATAGGGCAGATGTTAGATTATTTTAGCATTGAGGACATCCTGAAAGAAGTAAAAAAGTGCGACATTGTGTGTTCAAACTGCCACAGATCAAGAACCTATCTTAGAAAACATGGATAGAGCTTTGTAAGAAAAAAGTCAAAATGTGTTGAACATCAACGACATTTGTGATATCCTAGTTAAGTTGCCGCCGCCAGGAGGAACAAATGACGAAATCGAAACTGCTAGGAGGAGTGTTAGTGTCAATAGTTATAGTCGGAACAATAGTTCCAGCTACCGCTTTGGTTTCTCCTCCGCAACAGGTGTATGCTAAGTCCACACCTACTGCGACGGTACAAGTCGTAAAAGTAAGCCATGAGTATCGGATGTCACAATCAAAAGATGCTAAAGACATGATGGGGTACGAAGATTCACTCTATCAAGGAAAATGGTACAAGGCAAAATGGGAGGATACTCGTAAGTGTATTATGTACGGTGAATCCCGATTCAACTATAGATCAGCAAACAAAACCTCATCTGCCAGAGGCGCGTATCAATTTTTAGATCGTCAATGGAGAGATGGGCTGGTTTGGATGATGTTAGAAGAATCAAAAGAATCAGAAGACGGCTTGTCGAAAAATATTAAAAAACTAAGAGACAAGCCAATACACAAATGGAATAGGTACTATCAAGATCGTGCCTTTTTTACAGCGTGGAGAAACAGCTCTGGAATGAAACATTGGTATCAATTTAATTCTAACTGTATGTAGTTCGGTGGGGGTAGGAAAACCAATTGCTAGGTGGCAACAATCCTACCCCAACCACTGCTATAATTGCCAATGAAAAGGAAATGGTAAAAATGGAAAACGAAATTGTCTTGCATCTAGAAGAAGTAAACCGCGTAGCCTCTGAGTACATCAAGGGGAACGACGAGTCATCCATAGCCATATCCTTAAAGATACCTAGAAACCGCGTAGTTAGTCTTTTGAACGAGTGGAGGAAGATGGTTTCAAACAACGAAGCCATTAGATCAAGAGCTAGGCAAGCCCTGGCAAGCGCAGATCAACACTACTCAGGACTAATAAAAAGATCGTATGAGGTCATTGAAGATGCGGAACAGGCACAAAACCTTGGAGCAAAGACAAATGCTATCAAGCTGATACTTGATATAGAAACCAAAAGAATTGAGATGTTGCAAAAAGCTGGTCTTTTAGAAAATAAAGAACTCGCAGATCAACTCCTGGAACAAGAAAGAAAACAAGACATACTGTTGGGGATATTAAAAGATGTTGTAGGGCAGTGCAAGACCTGTAAGCCTGAGGTAGCTAGAAGGCTGGCTGGCTACGGAGGACCGGATGAGGTTGTAACAATATGAGCATAGACTTTAATGACTTTTTGGGGGTACTTGACGACGATCCGTTTGAAGAGGTACCAGTTGATCTTGAAACATTTGTTTATAGCGTTGACTACCTAGCCCAACCCATACTTTCAGACATCCAGAGAGATCTTGTAGAGGCCATGAGTCAAATATTCAGAGTGGAGGACCTGCAAAGATTTTTGGGGGAAGATGAAGGATACAAGCATTACAAGAAATACACGAAGTCAGAGGTAATCCTGCAACTGGGAAAGGGGTCAGGAAAAGATCACACTTCTACAATCGGCTGTGCATACCTTGTGTATAAGCTTTTGTGCTTAAAGGACCCAGCAAGATACTTTGGGAAGCCACCTGGAGATGCCATTGACATTATCAACATAGCGATTAACAGCGAGCAGGCAAAGACTGTTTTCTTTAAGGGTTTTAAGAACAAGATTGCAAGGTCACCATGGTTTTCTGGAAAGTATGACTCAAAGGTAAACAATATTGAGTTTGATAAAGCTATAACGGTATATTCTGGTCACTCAGAAAGAGAAGGTCACGAAGGGCTGAACCTGATCCTAGCAATCCTCGATGAGATCTCTGGATTTGCTCAGGAGTCATCAAGTGGAAACGAAAATGCTAAAACTGGTGATGCTATTTACAAGGCGTTTCGGGCATCTGTTGACTCACGGTTCCCAGACTTTGGCAAGGTAGTTCTTCTATCTTTCCCTAGATATCCAGGTGACTTTATATCTAAGAGGTATGATGCCGTGGTATCTGAAAAAGAAGTAGAGCACAAAACCCACACCTTCGTTATCAATGACGATCTCCCCCATGATAGCCCAGACAACAACTTTACCATTGAGTGGGAAGAAGACCACATTCTTTCTTATAAGTATCCAGGAGTCTTTGCTATTAAGAGATCAACTTGGGATGCCAACCCAACAAGGAGCATTGATGACTTTAAGATTGCCTTTATGACAGACTATGGTGATGCCATGCAGAGGTTTGCTTGTGTTCCGTCCTTTGTCTCAGACGCATTCTTCAAACAAAAAGATAAGTTGGAAAAGGTAATGTGCCTACACAACCCCGTGGATAACTTCAAGAGGCTTGAGGCATCTTTTAAGCCACAGGAGGGTGTTAAGTACTTTCTTCATGCTGACCTTGCCCAGAAGCATGACAAGTGCGCTATAGCAATCTCTCATGTGGATAGGTGGGTACAGATAAGGACGTTTAACGACTATACGCAGACTCATCCATTTGTTATTGTTGATGCAATCGTTTGGTGGGAGCCGCACAAGGAAGGGCCAGTAGACCTGTCAGAAGTAAAAAACTGGATCATTAACTTTCGTAGAGA